ACAGCTCGCTGGCAACAAAAATGGTAACGTTGAACTCGGTGGTTTGATGCTATGCAAGATGCCGCAGGAGTTGGCAGATTCGCGTAACAACTACTATCAAGGTCAAAACAAGGCGCAGATGGAGGCTGTGGATAACAACTTCCTGCGAAACAATGACCCGCGCATGCCCCTGTTTAGCGAGAAGAAAAGCTCGACGACCAGAGGTGTTGGGTTTGGGTCTGGTTCTAAATAACTTTTATTGAGAGGTTAATATGGCATATCCTGCTGTTTCAGCCCCTTACGGGCTAATCCCGATCAATTTGATCGGCGGTCAGGTGTTTGCTGGTGCAACTCGCCTAATTCCTATCGCTTCTAACTATGACACTTCCATTTTTTATGGTGATGTCGTGCGTATTAGCAGCGACGGCGTTCTGGTGAAAGAAACCGGTACCACCACCATCACTGCCACCGGTATTGTCGGTGTTTTCTTGGGTTGCACGTACACGAACCCCAACACCAAACAACCCCTGTTTTCCCAATACTATCCCGCCAACACGGTTGCGTCGGATATTCAGGCTTATGTAGCTGACGATCCTGACCAGTTGTTCAAAGTGGCTATCTGCTCGTCTGGTACCACTATTGGCACCGTTGGTCGTACGGCTGTTGGTCAGAACACCGCCCTCATTCAGAACTCTGGTAGCACAACTACCGGTAACTCTGGTGTGGCTGCGGATGATTCCACCTCGGCTGTTGCGTCTCGCCCCCTTCGCATTGTCGATGTGGTGCCTGCAACTGCTACTGGCGCTGATGCGTTCACTGAAGTTATTGTTAAGTGGAACGCCCCGTACGTCGCTACTACGTTTGTCGATCCCGACTACATTAGTACTGTGACCGGCGGACATCAGTATCTCAACCCGACTGGCGTATAAGGAGCAAACTAAATGGCTATTTCACGCGCCCAACTACTCAAGGAACTCCTGCCCGGTCTGAACGCATTGTTCGGTCTTGAATATGCTCGTTATGGCGAAGAGCATAAGGAGATTTACGAAACCGAAACCTCCGAGCGTTCGTTTGAAGAGGAAACCAAACTGTCTGGCTTCTCCGCCGCCCCGGTGAAGAACGAAGGCAGTGCGATTGCCTACGATAACGCGCAAGAGGCTTTTACATCGCGCTACACGCACGAGACCATTGCCCTTGGCTTCTCCGTTACGGAAGAGGCCATCGAGGACAACCTGTACGACAGCCTGTCGTCCCGGTATACCAAGGCTCTGGCCCGTGCTATGGCGTACACCAAGCAAGTCAAGGCTGCTTCGGTTCTGAACAACGGCTTTAGCTCGTCCTACCCCGGTGGTGACGGTGTTGCCCTGTTCGATACCCAGCACCCCCTGATTTCTGGTGGTGTAAACTCCAACGAGCCTGCTACTCCGGCTGACCTGAACGAGACTTCTCTTGAAGCCGCCGTTATTCAGATCGCCGCGTGGACGGATGAGCGTGGTCTCCTGATCGCTGCTCGCCCCCGCAAGCTGATTATTCCTCCTGCGCTGCAATTCGTTGCAACCCGTCTGTTGGAAACGGAACTCCGTACCGCTACGGCTGACAACGACATTAACGCCATTCGGAATAATGGCTCGATCCCCGAGGGTTATGCCATTAACCACTTCCTGACCGACCCGGATGCCTGGTTCCTCACCACGGACGTTCCTAACGGTCTGAAGCACTTTGTGCGTACGCCGATGCAGACGTCAATGGATGGTGACTTCGATACAGGCAACGTACGTTACAAAGCTCGTGAGCGGTACAGCTTTGGCTGGAGTGACCCTCTCGGTATGTTTGGATCTCCTGGCGCTTAAGCCTTATAAATCAAGCCTTTGGGCTAGATTGGAACCCCGCCTTGCGCGGGGTTTTTTATTGTTGTATGATTTCCCGTATCGTAACCAAAGGAGGAAATCATGGAGTATCCAAAGAACCGCGCAGAGGCAAAAGCACAAGGTGCAACGCACTACTTCACAGGCTTGCCATGCTCTAGGGGGCATATAGCCTTACGCAAAACCAAGGGTGTATGCGTTGAGTGCATGAAGGAAGACTGGGTAGTAGATAACGAGAAGCGTAAGGAGAAGCCGAAGTCTGAAGCGGCTAGGGCCGCAGGGAGACGCTACTACCAGAAGAATCGTGAGGCTGTTATTGCGCGCGCGGCAGCTAGACCTTCTGAAGAAAGACAAAAAGCGCGGAACAGACATAAAGCCGCCAACCCAGAACTTTACAAAGCGCTAACCAGCGTGCGTAAACGGCGTCATAGAAACGCCACACCGTCTTGGGTCGGTGCTGCTGAGAAAAAAGCTATTCGCCAGCTATACCTAGAAGCGCAGAGACTTACCAGACTTACTGGCGAACGCTACGTGGTGGACCACATTTACCCGTTAATCAGCGAAGAGGTTTGTGGGCTACACGTTTTAAAGAATTTGCGGGTGATGACGCAAGCCGAAAACTTAGCCAAGTCCAACAAAATGCCGGATCTGCTAGAGACGTGGAAACACCTTGACGCCCCCACAAATACCTGATACAAAGAGAACAAGTCTAGGATTTTTACTCATATCGACTGACCTAGCAGACTTAGTAGAGACGATATGGGGATGTGCTACTACACAAGGAGTCTCTAATGGCACGTACGACCTTTAATGGCCCAGTCGTATCCCAAAACGGGTTTATTGACGGGCACCAAGTTGAATCCGCCAACGCAATTAACGCAACTGCTACTGCCACACCGGCTCAAGTTGCTTCTGGCTACATCACTTCTACTTCTGCTTCGGCAACCACTATTACGCTTCCCACAGGTACGGATCTTGGTAGCGCTATCGGTGCAACTAAAGGTACGGTTCTTGACCTTTACATCGACAACACTGGTGGATCAAGCACGGTAACTATTGCGGTAAACACCAATGCTATTCTTTCTACCGCCGCTGCTGACACCGCTGGTTCGTTTGGTGATCTGACAGTTGCGTCCGGTGCTACTGGCCTTGCGCGTTACACGCTGATGTTCTCTAGCCCCACGGCATACGTCTTCACGCGTACCGCTTAATTAGGAGGCTCAAATGCCTACTATGCAATATGACGTACTAGCGACTAAGCCGCTAGAGTCAACCGGTAACTTTTTAGACCAAAACAACAATGCCATTCAACGGTCGCGGATTAAGACTATCTATGCTGTTAATGGCGCTAGTGCTGGGTCTGTGGTTATTCGTGAAGGCGGTGCTAGTGGAAAAATCCTTATAACGGTCAATACCGCTGCTAGTACAACCGCTGGTTACACGATTATCCCGATGCCCGGCGAAGGTATTCTGTGCGAGTCTGGTCTGCACGGTACTGTCACCAACACCACTTCGATGACTCTGATCTATGGCTAAGACTCCAGCATGGCAGCGTAAAGAGGGCAAGAACCCTAAAGGGGGTCTTAACGCCAAGGGCCGAGCTTCTTATAACGCTGCCAACCCTGGAAAGCCGGGGTTAAAAGCCCCGCAGCCTGAAGGCGGTCCTAGGCGGGATTCGTTCTGTGCCCGTATGAAAGGCATGAAGAAGAAGCTGACATCTGCCAAGACAGCTAAAGATCCGAACTCTCGTATCAATAAATCGTTGAGAGCATGGAACTGCTAAATGGAGATGATGCTTTGGAACGTCGTGTTGAGCGCGATAGTGGCGGTTATGGGTATGCTGCTTAAGGGCAAGTTCGATGAACTACAGCGGATCAGCATTTTGCTGAACCGTACGCGGGAAGAAGTGGCGCGGGAGCACATTACCCGCGCAGAAGTACGGGCCGATCTGGATAAGATTCGGGAACATTTTGATGATGGGTTCAAGCGTCTGGAAGCCAAGATAGACGCGTTAGGCCAACGTAATTAGGAAAAGGAACTGCTATGAAAAAGATGACTGGTATGGGTGCCACCAAGATGGGTGCTGTTAAGACTGCTGCCCCGAGCCGTGACGGTGTTGCTACCAAAGGCAAAACCAAGGGCAAGATGATCGCCATGATGAACGGTGGATCGCCCAAGACCAAGATGACCAAGGCGAAGTGCTAAATGTTGCCGAGTCGCGGGATGGGCGCTATACGCTCATCCAAAATGCCAAAAGCTAAAACGGGACGCCGTAAAGATGGTGACACGTTTCAGACGTTCAAAGATGGCGGCGAGACTAAATCGCGTGTCAATGAAGCAGGCACTTATACGAAGCCTTCAATGCGTAAGCGTCTTTTTGAACAGGTTAAGGCAGCGGCTACACATGGCACCAAAGCTGGTCAGTGGTCAGCACGCAAGGCGCAACTCCTGGCTAAGAAGTATCGAGCCGCCGGAGGTGGTTATA